ATGCAGATCGACTTTTCATCAGCGTTGACCTTACTTGATCACATCTGGACTGTCGGTTCGGATGGAATTATCTGCGCCGTTGTCGTCGCCGCAGCGTCATTGATCTGGAAGAAATTGAAGAGCCTGTCGCTGAACTCTTCCAATTGGGTTAGGGAGGAGGTCCTAGGACGCCGGGGTGCAAAACATTCCGTTGTCAGAGGAATCCGGCTTCGCGAACTCAAATTTCTGCGCACCTACCCATTTGATGAAGCTTGGATAAACCGAGAGGTAAGCCGAGGACACACCTCGCAGATCATCTTCCTGCTCTGGTTCGGATTCTGGATCATGGCGGCGGGACTGAAAAACGTTGTCACAGTGTCCGGTGCTCCGCTGTCTGCATCGCCGATCGCAATGCTACTGGGCGCATGCCCTATGTACGTTTTTGAGGTTTTGTGGATCTATCATTCTTCGGCGGCAGCGAAGATCATAAGGCATCGGCAGAAAGTAAAAATCTGGCGCTACAGGCACTGACCGGCAGCCGGATGCAAAAAACCCAGCGCGGGGCTGGGCTACTCATCAGACACAGGTGCCGCCTTTGTGATGCGACCCTGTTCCGCCTGTTGGATGCGTGCCTTTGGGGCAGGCTGACGCTGACAACGAAACGATCGACAACAAAGCTACCAGGCCTGCGATTGCTATTTTCTTCATGACGCCCTCCTTGCACTGCGGAATGCAGCTCCAGGCTATCGGCGCACGAGATGCCCGCTTGAATCAAAAAGCCCAGCCCGAAGCTGCCCATCGATCTGATCAGTTGGCGTACTGAAACTCTCGACCCAATCTACCGAGATAAAGCATAAGGTCATTGTTATTCGCTTGGGCATGAGCATCGGATAAGGATGCCGATGATGCAGAACTTATGAAATTCAATGCGCCCACGGGCATAAACCAAAGCTACATCGTTGGTTGGGTCGCCAACTTTACATTTGCGCTGACCTTGCTTCAGTTTCTCAGGAAATTTTCTAGGAGGTATGCAGAGATGAATATGTTCTAAGCAGCCCGATATTTCCTTCGGAGATCCGTATTCGGCATCAAATCCGAAGTAATCCGGTAAATCATCCCTCATGGACTGCTGATAACGGCAGAAGTCAGCCAGCAGGCCACTCAAGAATCCAGGATTGGTGGCTTCGAGCGGCTTGAAATACGTGTCGTACGTATCGGGGTGAAATGAAACCTCTACCGGCTCCATTTCTTAAGCGTTAGATGCGATGTCGGCCCGTCTTGCCAATTTCGCCATGGAGATAAGACCGTTGCGATCAATAGAACTTTCGAACACGCAAGGCTCGATAGTCATCTGACGAATCAAATTAGCGTTCCTGTCGGCCTTATAGCGAGCTTCGGCGATGGTAAAGATCAATTTGTCACCGTCGGGACCGAGATCACCCGTGCCTCGAAGCGACTTGATCTCAGAAAGCGCTCGCCCAAGAATCTCCGCAACCATTGCAAATGGATGGTTTTGCATAAGCTCTTCGGGGATGGAGTTGGCCAAAATACTACGATACGCACCATCGAAGAACATCGTCATCCACTCAGCCATCTCCAACAGGACTGGAATCTTGGCTAAAGCATCGGCTTCTTGGATGGAATCCAGAGTTTTGTACATTGCAGACGGCTTGCCACTCGCATCACCCAATGACACATCGCTTGCGAACGTACCGGCAGCCATAGCCAACGCACAGACAAGCGCTAGCTTGTTCGCGATTGGGCTTTTTCTTTCCTGTACGTCCATCATACTCTTCTCTCACCGTATCCACTCAGCATCAGTTGACGCTTGTGTCAACCAGTATATCCACTGCTCGTATTTGAGCAAGCTCATAGTAGTTCCTAGATGGTTAGCCTATAGCAGGCTTATTCTGGGCGCATGTCTATTCACAGCCGTCCTGTTATCAAGATCATCCGGAGTCTAAGGCCCGTTCGCGTCTTTGTGCCTGAGGATCAGGCGTGTTCTGTCATGCCAAGGCCCACCGAATACGATGATCTCGGACGGCCTGCCGTAGAGGTGGTGCAACAGGAAAGGCCCAGCGCCATGCACAGAAACCGACTCGCCCCGCAGCGTGGCGTCAGCGCCGAGAAAGATTCCGGCGTGGTTCGGGTGCTTGGTGCGCCCTACTTCCATCACGATCATGTCGCCGCGCTGAGGCATGCTAACACGTTCAAAACCTGCTTTCTCATAGGCCTGCTCGGACAGGCTCGGGCCGTCTGCCTGCTCCCACCACCCGTCCTTGAAGTGAAGGACCAGGCTTCGATTCATATTTCAGCCACTTACATGGAACAGCTCGACCCCTTCATAGGGCATCTGCCCATCACCCATATAGATGACGACTCACTGGCACCCTACATCCACTCGAAGCTGCATCCGGCGGAAGGGAAGCCTGTGACGAATAGGACCGTGAATATCGCGCTGCAACGCGTCATCAGGGTTTTGAATCTGTGTGCGAGGAAATGGCGGGACGAGGAGCGGCGCCCGTGGCTGGACGTGGTCCCGATGACTTCACTGCTGGACGAGAAGACGAAGGCGAGAAAGCCCTATCCGCTGTCCTGGGATGAGCAGTCGATCCTGTTCGCTGAACTGCCCGCCCACTTGGCAGACGATGGCCATGTTCAAGGTGGACACTGGTCTTGAAGCACACCTTTGGCAGAAGGCTACGTGCGGCGGGCGTAACAGAGGAAGATCGCAAAGCCCTACTGGGCGACAAGAACGGAAGCATCACCAGCCACTACTCGGCAGCCAAACTGGATCAGTTAATTGCAGCGGCCAACAAGGTATCAGTAACCGACTCGCGCGCACCAGCGCTGACGATTTTGAAAAGGAGGAACGCATGATGAAAACGGAAGGGTCACTCGAAAAGTCACTGACCCAGAAACAACAAAGCCACCAAAAGGCGGCTAAGTCATTGAAATATATGGTCGGGACGGAGTGATTCGAACACTCGACCCCTAGCACCCCATGCTTGGGCCTGTAGGCACGCAACCATCTGATTCATATAGAAAACAGCCCATAACAGGGGCTGCAAAATACGGCGTTTCCTGTGATTTTGCAAACGGAAACACGCGGCCTCCAAGGGAGGTTTTGCGCAAGCCTCCTGCGTTCCGCCGACCTGCATAACCAACCTCACGATAAAGGCGCCGGTTTTCAAGACCGGTAGTGAAAGGCCAGCGGTTCGCCACTTGGGAGGCGATTGGCGTTCCCATACTTTTTCAAAACTACCGGGCTACAGACCGCATTCTACAAGGGGCGCGGTTTGAGTTTCGGAACTGTTTTCCATTGGTTTGCCCCACCGACTGGCACAAACAATCGTGTGATATTCGCCCCCTTCCCCGGCGTCCTGCCGACGTTCACCCTCTCCCTTTAATCACCTGCAGCCCATCCGCCCGCTCTGACGCTCCACCAGAGAACAGACCAATCCGCTCCGCCTCCTCCCATTCGACCAGCGCCCAGAGTCGCGCGGCGTCGGAAAGCTCGAGCATCTCGTTCAGTTGCTCTTCACCGACCTGGCGCATCCGGCCGGCGAGCATCGCCAGTCCAACCAGCTTTGCACTGTGGCCTTCCGGATCGGTGATGAGGTCGTCACGCGATTTAATCGCCAAGCGCCAATCGGCCAGCGGGTTTTCACTCAAAGCGGCACCACCAAGACTGCGCATATAGCGCGTCATCGATCATTTCGACACCTGTGAGATTCATACCGCCTGTAGCCATACCTGTGATCCGCACATCGAGAAGCCGCGGCAAGATGTTCTCTCCGGGAGCAGAGCTGAATACCCAGGCGGTGATCGTCGTTCGGCCCAGCAGGCTGTCATGCGACTCAATGATCTGCACGTCTCCGCGGATCGGAGGGATCTTCGCCAATTCCTTTTTGTCGACAGCCACGCCAAGGCGGCGCCGGGGTGTGATGAGGAAATACATGGTTTATGCCAGATACTGTATATCCGTACAGTTAACAGAAACCTGAGCTGGTCAGTCAATACTGTATGGGATGAACACCGACACATTATTCGTATGACGTTCGATCAAGCGCTGGCTTCCGACCCAGCTCATGGGACATCTTTAAAGAAAATGTGATTGCCCAGCGTGAGAGTTTTCTTCGCGCCGTTCGCCCACTTCGGCGCCGACGGCATGCTGGCTGCGTAATAGTGAGTCGCGCCGCCGGTAGGGTCTGCCACCCTTCCATCAATCACCTGGTCAGCAGCAATGCGGCACTGCGCGAGCTCGCGGAACGGGATCTGCTTCGCGCCTGTCAGGTACGGCTGATTCGGATCCCCCTTGTTCCAGCAGCTGAACTGGTATGGCTTCTGGCACACTCCGGCATAGCCCTCACCCCACCACGATTTTTCCTTTCCATCCTCGACCCGGTTCCGGATCGACCACGCCACGGCCACCATTCCGGCCAAGCCCTCCCCGCGCGCTTCGCCCCACAGCGTACGCGCCAGCACGTCGCGGTCTTTATCGGTAACTTCCATCACTGATCTCCAGACGAAGAAAACCCCGAACTTGTCGGGGTCTTTGTGTATTGCTTGGCGCCGCCTAATCGCACGCCTGCCCAAAAAATCCAGGACCGCCATCGAGCAACGCCTTCGGCGCGTAGTGCGCGGTATAGAACCGCATCCGCATCTTTCCGGCTCATCTGTCCGCCTCCGTACAGCCAGTCGTGCACGGTCGCAGCATAGTTTCCGTATCCAGACACCAAGGCGAACAGCACGAACAGGAAGGCGTTGTGCAGCACCTTGATGCTGGCAAAGTCGGTGGTGAATCCGGCAGGCACGGTGATGATGCGCTGATCCTCGTCGGCCAGTACCAGGTCGTCGAGCAGAGTGTGAGTCCACTTGCCGATCTGTTCAGTTTTCAGCGTGGTGGTGAACCTGCTCATGCGGGCCACCCGTCCTCAAGCATCTCAGCAGTGATCGTGCCTGCGGCTACCGCATCCAGCAGATCCGATTCGCGATTGAAGCAGGCCTGGACGAATGCGCGCACCGCAGAAGCAACGCCGATGACTTGCTGACCGGTCAGATCTACAAAGCCGGCGGATGTCTTCCAGTGCAGCGAGTAGTTTGGGTCGATCAGGGCTTGCAGTGCTGCCCCAGTGATCAGGCCTTGGCTGTCGCGGCCGGTGTCGATCGGCATGTCGCTGATGGTGGTGCCGCTGGTTTCGGCCTGGTAACGGCGCGCGGCGATCAAAGCGGGCCAGTCCGGCGTAGGCTGGGGATCTGGATCGGGAGCCTGTGCAAGCTTCTCCCAGCCATCACCTGTCCAGCGTGCTACCTGCGTGCCGGTCAATTTTGGCGGCTTGGTCGGCGTACTGCGCGGCGGCAGATCCCCAGCTTCATCAACATCCAGCTGGCCGACGTACAGCCTTCTCGTATCCCATTGATAGAAGATCATGCGAGCTCCTTGGCTTTGATGTAGGCGCTAATTCCAACCGCCGTTTGTACGTTGGGAATCGCGAACTGCGTCGATGTGTCGTAACCAAATTGCGCAAGAGATCGAGACAAGCGGTTAGCCGTTGCAGATCCGGCGAAAATTGTGCCGTTGCCCGCGTATGCAAATTTTACGGTAACGTTAGATGCCGTACTTTGGGGCGAAAAGGATCCGTTTGCGTTTTGGACAATAACCCTCGTCCCTGATCCGCCAAACATGAATAACGTCAGGCCACTCACAAACAGGATGTCTGCGCTATTTCCGACCCCGCCTGTAATGGTAATTGGCGCAAAGCCGGCAGGGGTGGCTGCATCATCAAAGCTTCGTAAGGCGTTAACTCCGTTCAAACCAATGATCCATGTGCCCTGGCCGTCAGTTCTAATAATTGGACCTTGTCCCGACAGGGTCATAAAATTCGTAAAGCTTGCCCCGTAATCAGTGCTCTTCCTAACGGTGTAGCTGGTTCCATCATAGCCGATAATTAATACAGTTCCGGCCCCGTTAGCCTCGAATGCTATTGGCGGGTTACTTACCGAATAACCATGTGTAACGGTGTTCCATCCAGACCCGCCGTTGGTACTTCTCAACATCGTCAAGCCATAGCTGCACGTCGCAAGCCATACCCCACCGCCACAGTAAAGAAGTTTAGTCCAAGAGCCTCCAGCCCCGCTACTCGTCGCTGGCACGGTCACCAGCTGCCACGTTTGACCGTCATCTGTGCTGCGTAAAAACTGAAATGGGGACACGGTAGCGGCGCTTGAAATTATCCAAGTGCCAGCCCCGTCAGTTTTAATATCTAAGGCGTTGGCTCCCAAGCTAGGCGTTGTAATATTAGTCCACGTTTGGCCTCGGTCTATACTTCTGCGCACTTGAGTTTGGGACTGCCAGGCAATTACCGTTCCGCCCAAACTTGCAGCAATCACATTTGTGGCAATCCCGCCATAATCATAATCAGCCCATGCCGTGCCAATAGCACCGCCGATCAAGCCCAGCTTTGCGAACAATGCCGGATAGGCCGATTGCAGACGAATGCTACCGTTTGCAGGCAAGTACAACGCACCAGGATCTCGGCTAGTCTGCAAAACATCGCCGATCTGCTGGCCAGGGAAGTCCCACTTCGGTGCTTTGCCGGTCCCCAGCATCAACGCCTGACCTGGCACCGCGGATGTCTTGTCGATAAGGCCATCGCCCCACGACACGTTCCCAGCAGCGTTGATTTGTAGAACGGTGTACGGCACGCGCCCACCCGGAAGTCCCGCGGCAGCGCCCGCGGCCTGAGCTGCAGATTGCGCCGCTGTAGCCGCCTGCTGGGCCAGCGTCACTTGGGCCTTAGCGAGATCTACCTGTGCTTTCCCGTTATTCGTGGCGTCGGTCGCTGACTGTGCCGCGGCGTTCTTCGAAGTATTCGCAGATCCAGCGAAGCCCTGCGCGTCAGCCGCACTTTGCGCAGCAGCTTGGCGGTACCCATCCACCGCAGTGACCTGTTCCCAGATCCATGTCAGGCGGCTGTTGATGTTCACCACCATTGGTGGAAGAGCCGCAATGAACGGATCCGCCTTGGCAGTGAACTCGGCCTGCCCATCGCTTCGAGAGGGGGCATCGGGTAGCAGGGGTATTGGGGTAGTTGCAGCCATCAGATCAAGCCCTCTATGGAAAGCTGACAATCGGAAACCTCCGGCCCGGAATAGACAAGGTCGAAGGATTTGAAAAAGCCGTAAATAATGGTTGCCTCGTAAGTCTCTTCGCCGATCCAGACCACTGGCTTGGCGCGAATCTCTGTCAGCAGTTTTTTGATTTTCGCGACACGATCTGTGTCGACCACGATTGAGAAGTCACCTGTGTCGGAATACGCCCGGGGCGTTATCACAATATTTCCGAAAACGTCCCGCTCCTTGCGGCTGTAGTCGTCAATCCCGACGCGCGCCCCATAAACAGAGGCACCAATCAGCGTGGCCTTGCCAATCACCAGCGCACCAATCCCGGCAGTACCGCTACTGTTCACCGTGACTGATATGTTCGCCGTGCCGTAGGCAGGCACATCCAGCACAACGACACTGGTCATGGTTTCGATATCAGCAAAGAACCAGTCGTACCAGTTGTCGACCGCGGCATCGATCATGCTGAAAGTGCGCGAGTAGACGACACCTTCAACAGGATCAGTCATGGTCACCGTGACCGACTCGCCCTGGACGTTGAACAGCGCCAGAGAGTTCACCACCTCGCCCGGCTTAATGGTCACTGAGACGGAGCCCGGATTGGTGGTGAGCGTGCCCACCACTTCGTCGAACATCTTCCAGCGGTTGGTCGCTCCAACGTCCTGCCATTTGGCCGGGGTTTCTTCTGTCACCACCTCCGCACCAGGCGTCACCCCGGCCGGGACAGCCGCCAAGGCTTGGTAGATACGATGATTCCAGATCACCTTGTCACCGAGCTTGTAGGTGGCCGTTGAAACCCACGTGGCGAAATCCGTTTCGGCCACGTTGCTGCTGATCAACTTGTCGGGAGTGACCTCAATCGGTCGAATAAACCTCATGCGGTTGCACTCGCTGTAGTGGTTTTTGGCAACCCATCACCGTCCCAATGCTCAAGGAGCTTGCGGACTTTGCTGGAGTCAACTTTCATCGGGCCGACAATTTGCTTGATCACGTCGATGAGGATGTCCACCTTCTGCTCCAGCCGCCCTTCAGCACCTGCTGCGCCACCCATGGGCGCGGCCGGTCGAGTGAACACCTGGCTCGGCGAGCTGATATCCAAAACCGGTCCGCCAGCAGCAAACGCAGGAATTCGCCCGGCGTTCATCTGGTCGAGCAGTCCGGTACCGAACATTTTGGTGGCGGCGGCAGTCATGATGTATTCGCCGTTCGAAAGGCGAGCCACGATGCTGTCGCTTTCCCCGTTACCTGGCCCGGAAATCAGCCCGCCAGTGGCGTACCCTGGAAGCGTGTGGTTTGCCTTGGCCGCGTTGCGCACTGCTTCGATCAGTTGCTCAACCGAAATTGCGCCGGACGCCAACTGCTGTTGCCAGTAGGCCTTGCCTGCCGCATCAGCGGTGTAGCCCGATCCGTAAACGGACTGGTACGCGGTATCAATCAGAGAGCTGGACTGCGGTGCTGTCAGGTTTTTACCGCCGATCCCTCCCAGTGCCGCCACCACCGCAGCGTTCATTGCGTTGACAGCGTCCTTCACGCTCAACACTGAATTATCTACACCGTTCAGCGCGTCGAGCTGTTGTTGGGCGAACGCCAGCTGATCATCCAGCCGGTCCAACTGATCCTGCAGCGTCTTGACCGTCTGCTGAGCGCTGGTGAGCTGTTTGCCATTCAGCTTGTTGAGCTCGGCCACGACATTGGCTGTGCGGCCTTGATCGCGGTTGAAGTCCTCGAGCGAGGAGTACAAATCGGTATTGTTGCTACCGACTGTATCCAGCGCATCGGTGAGCCCTTCGAAACCTGCCAGCGAACCGCCTGCACGGGCGATGGCAAGAGCGCTTTGCAGAGTGGCCTGCGCTTGGGAACGCAGCATTTTTACCGCGTCATCGGAGTCGCCCCTTAACGCCTTGAGGGCGGTGCTCAGCCCGCTGCTAACGCTGGTCAGATCACTGACCCGGGTGTTCGCCGTGGTCAGCATGTCGTTGATCGACGCCTTTTGAGCGTTAAGCGATCGAACCAAAGTGCTATTGGCTGCGGTCGCCGCATCAACCAGTTTCTGAGAGGCATCCGCCGCCGCTTGCAACGCATCCTTGGCAGTCTGGTCCAGCGCGGTGTAATACGAGTTTGCCGACGACGCCAACCCCATGAGCGTGGCGAACATTGCCTGCCCCGCAGCGGTAGTGACATCGATGCCTTCGACCAGGGCTCGAAATGCCGGCTTGCTGTCCGGCAAGTTCAGGCCAAAGCCAGCAAACGCCCCTGTAAGGGATTTTTTCAGATCGTCGAATTGCTCCTGCTCACTGAAGAACGAGCTGTAGTAGTCGTTCACCACCTTGTTTAGAGCGTCCACTTTGTCCTGAGCAGTGGCGGTCGCCTCGTCCAGTTTGGACATGCTCGCAACGATATTCAGGATGTTGTCCGAAGCGATCAGTCCGTTCTCGCCCATCTTCAGCGAGTTGACGTTGATACGCTCCAGCGCAGCATTGACGCCGTTGAACCGGGTGAACACGCCTTCGATGGCCTTAATCACCTCATCGGCCGTGGTGTCCCAACTGGCGGCGAACTCGGTGAACTGAGCCTTGAAATAGTCTGGCAACGACTTCGAGCTGACGATCGCCTTCGCGAGGAAGGTGCCCATCACGTCGTCATAGTTGGCAGTCAGGGCCGCCGCGGCATCCGCCGCTTCGAACTGCTGGTGAATGTTCAGATCATCCGCGCCGCCGCCATCGATGGTGGCGCCGAAGGTGGTCGAATACTTACCGGAAGTCTTGCGGACCTGCATCATGTCGTAGGCGTAGACCTGCGCACCGTCACCCAGCACCTTGTAAAGCATGCCCAGCGTGCTGGTGAACTGCGCGACCGTGGAATCCATCTGCGAGTCAGCTGCGGAGCCGTATTTCGGCGCCTTGGTCTGCCAGCCTTGAACAATGCCACCGGTGTTGTACTGCCCGCCCGCATAAGTGCCTTGGGCCGAGGTGCTGTAATCGTCATATTTCTCGCCAGAGCTGAACAACTTGTCAGCCCCGAACGCGCCTGCGACCGCTCCTACAGCGAACCCGATAGCCGTCCCGATGCCAGGCATGATGTAGGAGCCAATAGCCGCGCCAGCCGCAGCCATACCGCCGGTGACCGCCGCGCCCTTCAAGCCGTACTGCTGGAAGGACGTGAAGATGGTGTACACACCCTGGATGTAGCTCAGCACGACGCTCAATGTGGCCAGACTGTTCGAGGCGGCAGTGCTGGTGGCTGCGCTGCCGAAGCTTGCCTCAGCACCGACCTGCGCTGCCGCACCAGCCGAGGACGTCAGCCCTCCGCCCGAGCCGGCCAGGTACAAGCCTGTGTTGGTGCCAACGACGTTGCCCGCCTGAACCGACAAGGAACTGAGTCCCTGCGCAGTCAGATTGGTTGCCAGTTGAGATGCTGTGGTTGCGGCAGCAGCGGTACCGGTAGCGAAAGCGCTTTCCACGGCGCCTTTGAAATAATCAGCCCCGTTGTTGAAGGCGCCTTCTAAACCACCGCTTAGGCCTTCACCCCCATTCCAGCCGGACATGACAGCTTGGCCAAATTTGCTGCCCGCAACAGAGATAGTATTACTGACGTTCCCAAGCAGCGATGTGATGCCGTTACCACCGCCGCCGGTCAGCCCCCCGAACAGTCCTGACGACTGAGCGGCACCGGCCCCAATTCCGAGCGAACTGGCAAACTGGACGATGATTGGCTTGGTGATCGCCATGTGCAGCAACTCGGCGAGGAACTGCCGAAAGCTATCCTTGAGCGTGTCCATGAAGTTGCCGGACTTGCTCAGAACGGATTTCCACATGTCGGCGAAAGCGCTATCCACCCGATCTACGGCGCCTTCGGTGAACTTGCCCCAGGCGGTGGTCGCCTGCTGATTCTGCTGATACTCAACACCCAGACGCGACAACGCATCGCGATACGCATCGGCTTTCTCAGGGTACAGCTCCATCGCCTTGTTGAGCGCAGCCTGCTCTTCCGTGTAGTCGCGCAGCAGTTTGGTCTGAGGATATAGGCGGTCAACGATTCCATTCGCTTTGTTGGCCTGCTCTACGGCTTTGTTGTTGTCCAGTTGGGCCTGAGTCGCGGCTACAAGCTGGTCGTACTCTTTCGATCCTACGGCGATCTTCTTGCCAATCAGTTCGGCCTGCACAGACTTCGCGACGTTGAATGCGTCGATGGCGGCCTGGCCCTGCAGCGTTGCGACAGCTTCCTTTTCAAGGTTGCCAATCTCCACCCGCATATCAGCGATGTGCTTGGAGACATCTGCCCGATCCTGGGCGTCCTGCATGTCATTGATCGATTTGGTGACTTTATCGCGCGCGCCGGCGCCGGTTTTCAGCAGCTCCTCTTCAATCTTCTGCTGGATCGTCAGCGCTCGGACGTTGTCGGCCCCGCCAAGATAGGCGTCGGCCATGTCATTCGAAGCTTTTGCTGCGATACCTGATTTTGAGAGCAGATCCCCAAGGGCTTTCTGCTGAGCCTTCAACGCGCGCGCCGCTTCGTTCGCAGCCTTGTCGACCCGCTTGTTCGCGTCAGTTGTCGCGTCCAGCTGTGCAACCGCAGCGTCTGCGCGCTGATCGGGCGTGGCTTTTGGCACGACCGGAGCCGCCGGAGGTGTACCACCATTGGTGAGCAAGCCGTAACCGGTCTGATTCTTGGTGTCTGGCTTTGCGTCAGGCAGCAGAAGCAGGTTCCTGCCTTTAGTCAGGTTCACAGCCTGGTCGATCACGCGCTGCATGGCGTTGACCTGCCGACTGGCGCTGTCCTCGGCCGCCTTGGCCGTGTCGTCCAGCGCTTTCTTCTGCGCGGCAGCGGTCTCGTTCGCTGCATCCTCGGCGGCGTAAAGCGCCACGAGCTGAGCCCTCAGACGGGCCTTGTCGGCTTCCGCACTTTGCTTGATCGCCTCTTGGTACCTTTTGAGGACGTCAGTCTGATCGGCGATGATCTTGGCCTGGGCCGCCTGAGCCGGAGTCGCGCCCATTTTTGCTGCGGTGTATACAGCTTCAGCGGCAGCGTTCGCGCCAAGCAAGTCGCGAGTTTTCGTCAGCTGCTCAATGTATTTATCCCAAGCGACTTGGTTTGCGCTGGTCTGGCCGCCTCCCTGCTGCGCCGCGGTAAGTTTCTCGGTGCTCGTCGCCGCACTGTTGGTGGCCACGCTGACGGCGTTGAGCTTATCCCCAAAACCTGACGCGTTCTTACTGTTCTGGGCATAGGCCGCCGAAAGCTCAGTCAAGCGATCCACCTGAATCGGTAGGAGCTTGACGTTGTCCTTCGCCCACGCGGTAACGCTGTCCAAGGAGCGGGTGCCGGCTTTGACCTCGCCGATCATCCGCACGAACTGATCCTGGTAGTCCGTGCTTCCCTTGTTGATCTGGTTCAGGCTTTCCATAACCTTGAACGAATAGGCATCAAGGTCAGACGCCGCCTCGTTAAGTGCAGCCTTTTGCTCTTTCTGCCAGGTAGCGACTTGAAAACGCTGCTGCTCGGCGCTCAGATCCTTATACTTTTGCGTCGTTTGATCAACGGTCAGGCCGTGATCGATAAGCGCCTTGCTGGCTCGGTCCGTACTACTTCCGAAGTCGATGAATGAAGCCGCTACCAGCGCTACGGTCGCAATCATGCCGACGGGCCCTGTCAGCAACCCAAGCAAGCCCCCCGCCGCTGTGGCTGTACTCGCAAACGCGCGCGTGCCAATGCCAGCGGCTTCTTCGAGCCTTTTAGATTCAGCCACGGCTTTATTCAAGGCCATCTTTGATTCGGCCCATGCAGCCGTAGCTGCCACGTCCTTTTCCATCGCGGCCTGCACTGCGGCCGACGTGGCGATAGTGGTCTCTGCCAAAACCTGCTCAGAGGTCCGCAATTGTCCAGTAATTGCGATCTCCGCCTGACGGAGTTCGAGCATCCGGGCAACTGTTTGCTGGCGACCTACCTCAGTGATCTGAGACTTCAGGCGCTGCGCCTCAAGTTCTCGGTCAGCTATCAGTTGTGCCTGTACCATCTCAAGACTGGCAATGTCTGATTGCTGCCGTATGCGATCAGCAGCAACCGTTTGCTCAGCGGCTGCAACTTCAGCCTTCGCTCGCTCCATGGCCGCAGTGCTATCTAAAGCCTTGGCCTGAGCCGACTGGGTTGCAGCCCAGGCTGCACGACCATCTGCCGCAATCTGAGCATTGGTAGCAGAGATGCTGGACATGGTGGCTGCGAATCGTTTGATGGATTCGACAGTGTTTGCCGCAAATGCCACCGTTGCCTGGCCTACCGACAGAGCAAGCCGTGCGCCGATGACAACTGCCAGTCGTTCCACGGCCGTCGTTACATTTGCGGCCGTATCCGATAACGACGCCCCGTCTTTCGAAACGGCGTCCAGGCTCTGAGAAACCGAAGTCAGAACCCCGGCCAGCTTCTGGCTCACGCCCGACGTCTGATCGAGCTTGCCGATGAGGTTGGTCGCGGAGTTGTCGAGCCGTGTGGTGGCAGCGCCTACGGTGTTCTGCATCTTGCCGAACAGGTCGTTCACGGCGCCAGCTTGGGCTTGGAGCGCTTTCACCACAGAGTCAGCGGTGAGCTTGCCAGATGCTCCCAGTGTCCGGAGAGCGCCCACAGACACGCCCATACCCTTCGCGATAGCCTGGGCAAGCGCCGGGGCCTGTTCGAGCACAGAGTTCAGCTCTTCGCCACGCAGGGTGCCAGACGCGAATGCCTGTCCCAGCTGGATCAGCGCAGCATTTGCCGATTCGGCCGACGCGCCGCTGATGACCATGGTTTTGCTGATCGTCTCGACGATGCCCGCCACGCCTTGACCGGTAAGCTTCAACTCTTTCTGGTTGGTTGCGATCCGCTGATAAAGCTCGGCGGTAGCCGTCAGAGGCTGGCCGGAGCGTTGAGCGATATCGAAAACGGCATTCTGAGCCGCTGTGAATTCTGCCGCGCTCGACGTCACCAGTTTCAGTCGGTTGGCAATGGTGGTGTAGGCCTCGGCGTGCTTCAGCAGTTCGCTGATGCCTGCAACGCTGACCATGCCAGCGAGCGCACCTTTCAACACACCGGCCGCCGCCTGCGCACTTGCACCTGCCCGGTCAAAAGCGCTGTCTACCCGGCTCAGCTGGGCATCAATACGTCCGGAGACCTGCGCGACGGTCGAATCCGCTTTCGCCATTTCCTGGCGCAGCTGTGCTGTCGTTGCCTCCAGCCGGATCAGCATCCCGCGAACTTCTTGACCTGCCATTCACTTTTCTCCGGGCACAAAAAACCCGCACGTGGCGGGTCAGGGTATTGCTTGAATTCAGCGCAGACGCTGCGGGTAGACTTATCCGCGCGTTCCGCGAATCTTGGCCTTGATGCGCTGCCGTTTTTCTTCGGGCGTTTCGTTTGGAGGCGGCCCGCTGGACTCGCCAGAGCCATCAGACTGACCGTATGGGTTCGTCGCTCGCAGAAACTCGACCTTCGCTTCCCACGCCATCAAGATTTCAGGCACTGCGGCAGTCCAAGCTTCGCTGGGCGGCCAGCCAAGGTAACCGGTGGCTATGCCGAACAACTCGTCGACATAGCTACCGTCACCCACCCGTCTTACTTTTTTGCGCTACCGGTGGCAGCAGCCGCTTCGGCTTCGGCCATCTGGTCGGCGGTTTTTGCGGCAGGGTTCAGCAATGCGCTCAGGTACTCGATCAGTGTCGGGGTCACGCTGATCATACCGGCCTGATAAACCGCTTCTTCCAGCGCTTCCTGCTCCGACGGTTTAAGCGCCAGGCCAGCGCCAGCGGTAATCACCTGGATGATCGCGGACAGGTTGAAGCGCTGCACTTCCTGCATGGCGATAAAGACGCTGCCGAGCATACGCTCGATTTTCTTCACCGCTTTGAGGTTGAAAGTCAGGGTGTACGAGTCGTCGCCAACGTTCAGTTCAACGGTGCCGTGGTCAGTCTTGGACATGGATCGGTGTTCCTTATGGAGAGAGATTTAGAACAGGCGCTGCGAGCGCGGCGCCTGGGTCTTTGCAGCGAACCATCAGCCTTACGGGGTTACCGGGGCTTCCTGCTCGTAAACTGCGGAGTTGATCGCGACCGAAACGGTAGCCTTGCGGATCGCTTCGGCGGTGCCGATCTGCTTGCGGAAGCTCAACACCTGGCCGGTGTAGAAATCCGCCTCGCCGTCGCCGTAATCGATCTGAATGGCGTAGTTGTCATCGCTTCGCTGCGCCGCTTTCAGCGCTTTCTGACCAGCGTCTTTTGGATCAGAGCCCAAAGTGAACTGCTGGGTGCCGGCGTCGTAGGTGCCCTTAACTTTGCGCTTACGGCGGTTGGCCAACGCGGTGAAATCAGATGTGCTGGCCTCGTCGCCGATTTCGCCAGCGTCTTCCACCTCGCCGATTTCGACGTAGGTCAGAGCTTTCAGTGCTGTCAGCGCGGCAGCTCGACCGGCATCGTCTTCGCCGTAGGTGACGTTGTGTGCCGGACCGATCAAAACTCGGATGCCAGCGGAAGTATCAATAGCCATGGTTGCCCTCCAGAGAGCGAGTGGTTTTTAAGCAATAAAAAACCCGCTCAGTGGCGGGTGCGGGTGTTGCTCGGCGGTTTCAGTGCTGGGTGATGATCCTGAGAGTCACCGATCCCATGTAAGTTTTTCCGTCAGGCTCGCGGTTGGTCTCCGTGCGAATCACACGAACCGAAACAGCGGTGCCGGTGGCCAACGGCAGGGCGACCTCGTCCAGCGCGTCGACGATCTCGCCATTGATGCGCTTGACCTCGGCCTGCCCTTGATAATCCGACCAGATCGAGAGGTAAAACAGCCGGTTTTCACGCCTCTTACCGCTGATCGGCGTGGTGTTGTCGACGGCCTCGTAGTCCAAGGTCACGTAAGGAAACGGCGTGTCATCGGGGACGTCATCAAAGACGGGTGCCGACAGACTCGCTGACAACTTTTCGTAAATCGCTTTTTGAAGCGCGAGGCCTAGGTCGCTCATTTGCCCTCCGCCGCTTTCCGCAGTGTCGAATCAATCGCACGACTGATCAAAGTCGCTATCTGATCTCGGTTCATGTCGTACGAGGGTCTGAGCCACGGATGCGCTGGCTTGGCCCCTACGACATGTTCACCTCGGGTGTACTGCTTGGTGCCGTACTCGAGAAAGATGCCGTAGAAGAAATGCCGGTTAGCTTTTTTGCCACGAATCCCGATCTGCGCATCAAGCCCGCTTTTCGAGACGAATGCCTCAAGTGAATCCTCGATGTGATCGGAGGAATTCGGATCACGAGGGATCAAGTGTTGCTGCGTGGCCAGGACCAGATCAGCAGCCTCGACCATCGCTGGCCGCAAGTCGCTTTCGATCTCGTTGCCGATACGGCGCAACAGGCCGCGAAGCTTGAAGTCGCCCTGAATGCTTGATCGGCGGGCCATGGTTAGCTCTTCGCTTTAGATTTCGACGGTTTTGCAGGCGCGGTTTCCGGCTCAGGCTCACTCTCAGCGGTGCGCTCCACCAAACCACGTGCGACCAAGGCATCCGCCTCAGTTGCGTTCACAACGAACTCTTCGCCCGGAAGTTTCCAGCCGTTCACGGTGGATAGACGGGCCAATGCTTTTACTTTCATGGTTCACCTCATGGGTTTGTGACGTTTGAACACAGCAGGCGCAGCATCGTACGGTCGTTGTCCGGCAGCACCGCTTCGATGAGGTAAGTCTCACTAGTGAAATACAGCCTCTGACCGGCCTTGAAGCCGCTGGACATCCGTACGCGAATTTCGGCTGTGACAATCGCCTTGATTTGCTGAGCGGTTGGAGAAGTTCGCCCGGTCGGGATGGTGATCTCGGCGCGCACCTTGCGCACCTCGACCCACGGCATAGGCTTTCCGCCACCCATACCGTCAGAACTGCGCCCCTGTTCTTTCAGCGAGCCGCGATGACGTAAGGGACCGGCTCTCATCAGAAACGCTTCCTTGTCCAGAGAAGGGCCTCGACGCCCATCGGTACCCGGTTTGCAGTGGCGTTGACGACCACGTCTTCGCGGTTCGCGTACCAGTGCCCCACCAGCAGCAGGATGGCCTGTTGCACGTCGTCAGTAAGCGCCATTTGGTCATCGCTCAGTGGCGCTTCCACAATCCGGCGATCACAATGCTGCTGCACATACGAGACCGCCGCGTTGAGATAGGCCCCGATGATCACGTCGTCCAGGTCGTCATCGACCCGCAAGTGCTCTTTGACGAGGGCAAGGTCGATCATTTACTTGTTCTCGTTGGGCTTGGCCGATTTTTTATCGGACGCTTTGGCCTTTTCGACCAGACCCTCGCCGATCAGGATGCCGGCGAGCTCCTCGTCTTCGACATCAAGAATTTGGCCGGCCTGAATACGGCCGCTCGCGGTCCCGAGCTTTTCAGGATCGCCTTCAAAGCCCCACAGCGCTTTCAGTTCCATGGTGTTTCTCCAACAAAAAAAAGGGGCCGTGAGGCCCCAGAGGTGACGAGCACCGAAGGTTTAGTCAGCCAGCGCGAAACGGCCCTTCACGAATGCGTATTTCTTGCGAACCGCCAGGCCCAAACGTTCTTCAACGAGGATCGCACGCTGGTTTTTGATGAAGTCGTCGTTGATCATGCCGACCTTGATGGTGTAGCCCATGCGGTCGTAGATCCGCGCACCCTGTTGGAACGAGCCGGTCAAAAACTCGCCGCCAGTGGTCGAGCCGTCGCCCTCGTCCATGCTGTCGGACGCAACCACCGGACGACCCCAGAGAATCGGGGTAACCAAGCCCTGCAGGTTGGCGAAAAGGTAACGGTTGTCCGCATCCTTCTGCAGCTCGATGTTCATCCAGTCAAGATCAGACATGACCACGGCGTCCGCTGGCAGCTTCGACTGCTTGCGCGCTTGGTAGATGGCCCGGCGCACGGTGTCGATCGCGGTGTCGCTCGCTTTGCTCAGCGCCGCATTGAAGACCGTCGCCTGGGTCATGATCCCATTCAGGTTATTGCCCGTGCCATCGCCCTTCAGGATCTGACCTTCACGCTTCAGCTCCAGGTCGTAACGCAGCAGTTCTTGGATGTAACTGTAGAGCTGCGGAACGTCGTCCAAGGCCTCGTCAGTGACCGGCATCCAGACGGCGATCTTCTTGATCGTGTCGGTCACCTGTTCAAAGGTCACGTTGCTGGTTGGCTTCGCGCCGCCTTCTGGGACCATACCAGCACCCAGCGTGTGGAGCAGTTCACGAAAGTAGGTGAACGCCTGGCCGGTCACTGGGGTGGTGGGAATGAGGTCACGGATCAGCAGGTTCTGACGCGGCGCGCCTTGGATCACCGGGTCGTACTGCGGAGCCACCAGACCGGCGCTCGTTACCTTGGTCTCGGCCATAGCGGCCATGTCGGACTTGGTGATCTCGATTTCGGCAGATGGCTGATTCTTCTGAGTCAACGCCTGGTACTTATCGTTGCCCTTGACGAAGTCGATGAAACTTTTCTTCTCACCGGCGCCGTTGCGCAACTTCACGCCCTTTTCCTCTAGCTTCTGCACCTGCTCGATGACGCGCTC